ACTATCTCCACAAAAATTAATAGAAGAAGCTCAAGTATATTTACGAGAATTTCCTGAGAAATTAGCACAGTTTGATAGAATTTTAAAAAATCAATTAAGAAAAACTGCAGCTGCTAATAAAGTTCAACAGATAGATATTACTGCAACTATAGACAAGATAAATTTAACTACCCAACAAGCAGTTGAGCAAATAGATAATGAAATACAGTCTATAAATGTAGCTATTAGTAACATTGGCAGTGATACTCCAGCTAGAATACAATTAGCTATGGATGCTGCTAATTTAATACTTACAAAAGAGTTAGATAAAATAGACCTAATAACTAAAGCAAAATTAGATAATTTAAGTAAAATAAAATTACCAGCAGATAAGGTAAAAGAACAAAAAGATAGAATAGCAACTGAAGATAAAATGGCTAGATTTAAAGTTGAACAGGCCGCTAAAGAAAAAGAATTAGAAAATGCTGCCCAAAAAACCTTATTAGTAGAAAAACAAAAACAAGATATAATTATTAAAACAGCTGAAGCTCAAAAAGGATTAGTAATTGGTGAAGGTTTAATGTTTGATCTACAAAGACAAAACTTAGATAGACTAATAAGACAAGCACAGGATAGTATAGAAATAGCCGAGTTACAGAAAAAACTAACAGTAAGCGAAAAGAAATTACAAAATTTTGAATCTAAAACTGCTGCCGAGGGCATGACAGCTGCACAATTAGTAGAGGGTGGTAATTTAATTGCAGCTGTTCAAGAAGATAAAGATGCTTTACAGCGTGCAAGAGCTCTACAAGGAGTTCGTAACAAAGGTGCAGAGGCACAAAATAATTACAATAATTTATTAACACAGCAAAAAACAGTAATGGCAGAATTTGACGCTAGCCAGGAAAGACAAGCAGCACTAGACTCAAAAAATATTGCTGATCGTACAGTTATAGTTAATAAAGCAGAACAACAGTTAAATATACAACAAAAATTAGGTTTTTTAACTGATAGAGAAATTCAAGTAGGACAAGCTGCAATAGCTCAAGCAAGATTAGAAGTAGAAAGAGATACAGAACTATTAAATCTTGCTAGAGAACGGTTACGAATAGAACAATTAATAGCTTTAGAAAGCGAAAAACCCCAGCAATTTGTAGATACCGAAATGGGTGATCGTGTTCCAGTTAAGAGTGACACACAAATACAACTAGAAAGTCAATTAAAAGGTGTTAGTGAAAGAGTTGATGCAACTAAAATAAAAGCTAGAGAAGGTATAGAAAGCATACAAAGAGATTTAGATATTACACCTAGAATGGAAAAATATAGTAATGCTTTTAATGGTTATTTTAATAGTATGGCAGATGCTATTGAAAACTGGGCAAGAACAGGCAAATATAATAGTAAAGAATTATTTCAAAGTTTAATACAAGATTTAGCAAGATATGAATTACGCTTAGCAATGACTGCGCTATATGCAAACGCTATTCGACCACTATTTAATAGTGCACTAAGCTTCTTAGGTTTTGGTTTCCAACTACCAGTTGGCAAAGCTAAAGGTGATATAATGATGGGTGGAGCTAGTTTACCTGGTTATGCAATGGGCGGTGCGTTTAATCAAGGTAGAGAGTTAAACTATTATGCTATGGGCGGTATAGTTGATAAACCAGTATTATTTCCAATGAAAAAAGGTATGGGTTTAATGGGTGAAGCAGGACCTGAAGCCATTATGCCACTACGTAAAGATGCCAACGGTAATTTAGGTGTTATGACTTTTGCTAATGGTGGTATACTACCAGTAGGTAGAATGCCAACTGGGGAAATGGGAGTAAATCTATCTTCTAATAGATCTAGCAGTAATTCACGGCCACAATATAATCATGAAACTATTATACATAATTATACTGGTCAACCGGTACAAGAACGCAGCAGTGTAGATAGTCGAGGAACTCGTAGAACAGAGTATTTTATTGGCGAAGTTGCAGCAGGAGAAACTGCTAGAACAGGTGGAACTATGCAAACTGCTATTAGAAATACTTATGGTCTACAACCTAAGTTAATTAGGAGATAATTATGGCAACCCCTACTTGGCCAGCAGGTCTACCTCAAAGCCCAAATAAAGATTTTACAGAAACTGGAGGAGTATTATTAGGTCGTACAACTATGGATAGAGGACCGGCAAAGCAGCGCAGACTAGGTATGCGTCCTAGAACGGCTCAGGTACAGTTTCTTATGGATGATACACAGGTAGAAATATTAGAAACTTTTATAAACCATGTATTATACGGCACTAGACGATTTGAATTTAAACATCCAAGAACAGGTATTATAGAATTAACTAGAATAGTTCCAAGTGGTGATGGACAACTATATCAAATTAGCTATCTTGGTGGCCCTACAGGTGGTGGAAATAATGTATCTTATTATAATATTCAAATGCAGTTGGAGTTTCTTACGTGAGAATAACTAATCCAGAATTTACAAAAACAATATTAGGTATTGAATCTATAAATCAAATAATTATACTTATAACTCTGTACAATCCAAATGATACTACACAAGTAATTGGAAGATTAGCAGATGGAATAGGTATAGATAAAGTAAATACTGGTGATCCAACGACCTGGAAACCACTAAGACTAGGAGGTACAGTACAGCTAGGTACTCCTAGTACTAGTGATGACATTACATATGATACTTTTACTACTACAGATGATGATATAGTTTATGGCGTAGTTAGTCGTGGTGAAAATTATATATATATTCCTATGCAAATAACTTTACCAGATGAAAGCGATGGTAGCGCGCCAAGAGCTACAATTACTTTTTATAATATTACTGGCCACCTAACGCCATTTATAAGAACTATTAATAATCCATTACCTATAAAATTAGAAGTAATAGTAGCAGAATATCCAGATGAAGTCGAAGTTAGTTTTTCAGATTTATACTTAATGGCTGTAACTTATAACAAAGAGCAAATATTGGCCGAAATAACAATACTAGGTGTTGACAGAGAACCTTTTCCACAACATAATTTTACACCATTATATTTTCCAGGACTATTTTAATGTGGACAAATAAGTATATAGGTATACCTTATAAAGATGCTGGTGATGATATAAACGGCTGCGATTGCTGGGGATTAGTTCGTCTTGTATATAAGAATGAATTTAATATAGAATTGCCTAGTTTTAAAGAAGTTAGAGACAATGACTATTCTGCTAGATCGCAAGAAATAAAAGAGCAGATACCAGATAATTGGCAGCAAACACAAAATCCAGAATTTGGATCTTGTATACTATTACGTGTAAAAGGTTTGCCGATACATATTGGTGTAATGATAAATAACACTGAATTTTTAAATATATTACCTGGTGCTAATTGTGTTATTGCCAATATTAATAACGCTAAATGGCGTAGTCGTATCATAGGTTTTTATAATTATAGTCCACAAAAATTAGTAGAAATTAAATCTGCTTTATTAACAGGTGTTCCACATCCATTAAAAAAACAAGTTTACACATTACCAATTATATCTGGTATAACTATTAGTGATGTAAGTAATATAATTCGCGATACATATAAAGTACCTGATGCTTTATATGATAGAATAGTATTTACAATTAATGGTAGGCCTGTTAATAAAGAAATTTGGAGCACATATAAACTAAAACCTAGTGATAGGGTGGAGTATAGAGCTCGCCCAGGATGGGAAGCACTTGTAGCTGAAATACTATTTTATTTTGAATATGGTATGTCTTTTGCTGCTGCTACAGCTGGTGAAATTCTACCTGCAGCATCTGCTGCGGCATCTCTTACATCGGGCGGTATTTATGCAGCTTCTACTATTAGTATTATCGCTGCTGCTGCATCAATAGTTGGAACAACTGCTATTAGCTATGCATTAGCGCCACCCAGACCAAAGCTTCCTAATACTCGAGATCCTGGTAGTGCAGAAGGGCAGTATTTAGCAGTTGGCAGCGCTAATCAAGCAATTAGATATGGTACTATACCCATTGTATTAGGTAAAATGAAGATAGTACCTCCACTAGGTGCTAATAATTATTTAAACTATTTTGGTGCTGATGAACGAGATAGTTATTTAAATATGCTTTTAACCTGGGGGTATGGACCTTTAAAATTACATAATTGGAAACCTAATAGTGTTAGTAAAGAATTAACTAGTACTAGTGATACTAGCTACTATAAATGGGATGCTGGAGCAAATAATAATAATTATAGTGGTTTAAAGCTAGGAAATATTAATTTAGATAACTATAGTATTACAGGAATATCGCATAAAAGTATATATGACGGTGATTATACAGGCACTAATACCAATCAATCTATAGAAAATCCAGTAGGATTTGATAGTATTTATGGTCAGGATCAAAATCAAATATTTAAAAATCAACCTATTATAAATGATATTCATCCATTAAATGGTATAGGCACAGTAGCTAATCCAATTTTAACAGCAATAGAAGCTTCTGTATCTGCTTTACCCGTAGGCACACCTAGTAACGAATATTATAATCGCATGGAAATAGCCTTACATTTTCCAGAAGGTTTACGTAAAATACGTATAAAAGGCGACAATAATAACGCTGGTAAAAGCTATTCACTATATGGTACAGATAATCTAGATATAGATGCTTCTAATATGCAGACTCCTAGTAGAGTAAATCCGTCCACATTAAGTATTAATATGGACGGAGTACACATACCATTGATATTAAAATTTGAATATAAACTTAATGCAGGTAGTTGGACACCATTAAAAATCAAAGATCTAAATAATAATATTACCGATAATAATGGTATATTTGTACTAGGTGAAGTACCTTATAAAGATGCATTTACTAAAGTATTTTATGTCGATAATACAGTAATACAAACAAACAGTAGTAGCATATTCCCATTTAATGGCCAAATAGATGTAAGAGTTACTAGATTAACTGGAGACAGGGGAGAAGCTCCTGCTGAAGGAACTTCTGAGTATACTAATTGGGGTAATGGTACAATTAGTACTGGTCAGTGTTTTCTTGTAACACTAGGAACAGTACAAATTCCTGCTGATGTGGGTACGATTGATACCATTGGCGAAATTAGTAGAACCAGAACATATACTGCATTATCATCCGCAGCTTGCTTAGCACTAAATTCTAGTGCAGGAACCAATCAAGAATATATATGGGAAGTTCCAGAATCACTTGATAATGAAAATGGATCAGTAACTATCGCACAAAATTGGACAATATTACACAAAGTAAACTTTCTATCATTCACCGTATCTAGAAATGCAAAACCAGTAGTACCCCCTAAAATTAAAACAGCTAGTGGTATAGAAGATGTAATATTAAGTCAAACAGCCATCAAACTTAATTCTAGCGAACAATTAAATGGCCAATTAGAAGGCATTAGTGGCGTTGTACAAACTTTGGGTAGAGAATATACAGGTACTATATATGATGATAATACTGCAGATCCTACCAAATGGTTAGACTTAAGACCTATTAATAATCCAGCCAGTCTATTTTTACATGTACTGCTAAGTCCAGCAAATCCAAAAAGAATATTATGGAACGATATAACTAGTAAAGTAGATTTAGTAAAAATTCAAAAATGGTGGAGATATTGCGCCACTAGACCTAGTTATACTTTTACATCCAGCGGTATAAGTCGTACCGTAGGAGGACCTTTTACGTATAATCAAATACTAGGAGCAGCAAAAAGCGTTTTAGATGCATTAAAAGATATTGCTGCTGCTGGTAGAGCTAGTCCTGCTATGGTAGATGGAAAATGGACTGTAAATATTGATGAAGAAAAAAATATTATAGTACAAATGTTTACTCCACATAATAGCTGGGATTTTAGTAGTACACGAAATTTAGATAAACTACCTGATGGATTAAGAATCAATTTTTATGATGAAGACAATGATTATCAAGAAGCAGAAATAATAGTATATAATAAAAATAATACAGCACAAAATTCAACACTTTTTGAAAGTATTAGCTTTCAAGGAATAACAAAAGCTAGTTTAATAGAAGATCATGCTAAATGGTTTATGGCTCAAGCTATTGTACGTAGAGAAATATATACTTTAAATACTGATATAGAATATTTAATATGTAATCGTGGAGATAGAGTTACAGTTACTCATGATGTACCTAGATGGGGCTATGGTAGCGGAAGGATTAATAAAAGACTAACAATGACCGGAACAAATTTAGTAGAAGTCATAGAGTTAGATGATCCAGTAATATTAGATCCCGCAAATACGTATGGAATACGTATAAGAAGTACATCTCTTTCTACTCAAAGCGTCGAAAGACAAATATTAACTAATATACCATTTCAGTCTATTGCTAGAGATACTGACGGCCTTACTGTTACAGTAACTATGCCGTCGGGAAAATATCCTCCCTTTACAGTTGGAGACAGATTACAAATAAACAGTATTAGTGAGTTTAATACTACATCTACTGATCCAGCTATAGTTAGTTCAATTAGTTCTAATTCTTTTACATATATAAAAAATGGTACTGCAAATGCAACTTCTGGTTCAGGAACAATAACTTTACTTAATGGTTTATATAAAAGAATACAATTTAATTCAGTCGTAGGCACATACACTTCTACAAGAAAAGATGGAATTACTGCTTTTACCGAAAATTTGGCAGAAGAAGGAGATCTATTCTTATTTGGAGAATACCAAAAAGTATCTAATGATTTATTAGTATTAACTATAGAGCCAGATAATAATAAAGGCGCAAGACTGACTTTAGTTGACTATGCCTACGATGGTTTATTTAAACTCTCAACAGGATTTCCTAGTGGTATTACTGGAACTACTAGTGGTATACCTGCTTATTTATCACAAACCGCAGATTTAGTATTTAAACCAAATATAAGTGGTAAGAATGATTTAGAAGGGTTTTCAGAAACAGATTTATCGCCAGATATAGGTATACCTTATGATGATGAACAATTACTTACTCCTGGTATAACTGCTATCGTAGTAAAAGTTCCTTATGCTAATAGGAACGCTGTTGATAGCAATAATAAAATAATAAGAAATTTTCCTACTGATATAACTGATGTAGAATGTCAGTACTCTTTGAATACTCCTGGAGCACCTGAACGTTCAATTAAAGTAGGTTGGACTTCTTGTATAGTATCTATACCAGATTTAGAAATTGGTAAAGAATATAAAATACGATTAAGATATCTAAAAAAGGATGGCAGAGCTGGTAAGTGGTCAAATTATAGATATCATACAATAATTGGTAAAATTTCTAATCCTAATGTTGTTCTATCAGTCAAAGCATATCTTAGTGGTACTGAACTAGTAGTTGTGCCACGTTTACCAGAAAAACCGCCAGAATTTAAGTGGTTTGAAGTAAGAATTTGGAAAGATAGCGCGCCTCTTACATTGGATTTTTGGAATAATTCTAGTGTAACCAGCTTAATTAGGGATGGTCAATCTACTAATAATAATATACTAAGAGTTATTAGAAGTCCAAATGCCGATGAATTAAGAACGGATCTTAAAACATTTGGTGCTGCTGGTTCAATTATAAGCAATACAGGTATAAGATATAAAATAGCTTGTAGAATATGGGATGGCAAATCATATAGTGTGTCAAGTAGTTTAACTAGTTGGATAGGTAAAACTATAACTCCAAATAGACACATAATAACAGATAGTATAGGCTCATTAAATTTACAAGTAATTGCAACAATCGAAGATGGTAGACCTAGAACAGATTTAAGTGGTATGCTTGTATGGATGAGTAAACCAGTTACTAATACTACAACCAATACTACAACTCCGGCTGTAAGTAATTTTACAGCAAATCAAGCATCGTTGGTTGCTAGTGTAGATGGACAATTTGCAATAATTGGCAATTTAAATGAAGTAGAAAAAACACACTATTTTAGATATGCATTAATTAGTTCTATAGATCCAACAGTATATCAAATAAGTAATTCATATTCTTATATACCTAAGACAAGTCTAGTTGCCGCAACTTTAGATCCGCCACCAATACCTGCTTTACCAACAGTAATTGCAGGAATTACTACTATATCTGTAACAATGTTGGCTACAACAAATGTAGACCCTAAACTGTCAAAAGGTATAGATTATAATTTTAGTTTATATACTCCAAGTACGGATCCTGGTTCTTTATATCAACGTGCCTCTAGCTCACATAGATCTACTATAGTTTATGGTAAAGAAGTAGATACGTTAAATACAACTACAGCAGACTTACCATTTACGCAAGTTAAAGACAAAATACTTGGTGAATTTGAAAATGATAGAATATTTACTATTGGTGTTGATCCAGGAAAAATATATGCTTTATATTTTGCATACAAAAATAAAGGCGGATTAATAGGCAAACCAACAGAAACAGTAATAGTAGTACCAACAGGTGTAGATGTACAAAAATTATTAGATTTATTAGCAGATAAAATAACAGAAGGTCAATTATATAGTAAACTACAAGAACGATTATCTAGAGCAGATAGAGCTGATGATAGTCCGATAACTGAAATAAGTAATATAGCTGGACAATATACTGTAAAAATAGATGCTGGCCGTCAAGTAGCAGGTTTTGGTTTAAGTAATTCAGCAAATAAAATTAAATATGATGCTAACGGGAAACCGCTTATTGGGCAATTAGAAGACGGCCAACCTTTTAGTGAATTTGGAGTAATTGCTGATAGATTTTGGATAGGTGCTCCAGCTGAAATTAGCCCTACAGAACCAACTACAAATTTATGGAATGGTAGAGTATGGGTTGATTCAACTGGTGGAGGAAAAAATGCAGGTATTGTACTAGGAGTTACAGCTTATCATAATTCATTTAATCCTATTATATTTAATCGTATAACTATGCCTAATGATTTACGATACTGGTATTGGGAACTTAATACAGCAACACAATTGGATAGATTAATTGCTGGCGGAGGTACTGGTTATGTAAATCGTGGCACATGGAGCAAAACAGAAAGCTATGCGTTAAAAAACTATATATTTGATACAGGTAGTGGTTGCTACTATGTTTGTATTAAAGCATATACTCCTACAAGATTAACTAGTATTTCTACTAAAAATCCTAAAATAGTTGGAGGATTTACAGCTAGTGGAGCTACTATAAGCGTAGGAGACGTTATATACATAGAAGGTACTGAGCGAATGCCTAGTCCAGCAGATGCAGGTGTTGGTGATGCGCCAAATTTAAAAATGGGACCAAGCTATAAAAGTATAGGAACTTATTATTATGTTATAAGTGGTAATACTAGCGAATTTGTACTTAGTTTAACTAGAAATGGTAAAGGTATTGTTACAGGCATAGGTCATACTGTAAAGTATTATAAAAAAGCTATGGTTAAAAATCCTTTATTTAACATATCTGTACCTGAAAAAGATCCTCTTTATAATACAACATACTGGATACAAGATACTGCCAATTCAGGCTGGAAACCAAACTCAGAAAGAGATATGTTGCCGTTTATAGTAGAAACAACCGGAAATAATGCTGGCGTTTATATAAATGCTGCTTATATTAAGGATGCTACTATTACAAATGGAATGATTATAGATGGACAAATTGATACAGCAAAAGTTAGTTTTTTAAATGCAGATAGAATTCAAGCTGGTGTTATCGATGCCGATAGAATTAATGCTGGTGCAATAAGTATTAAAAATGTTGATATTGGCAGCTTACGCGGAGCATTTAATACTAGTTGGACACTTGTAATGCCTACACTAAGTACTACAGAAGTAAGTAGA